ACTCCTTTTTCACTTATAACGGGGCCGTCTGATGGCTAGGCCCGAAGGCAACGCCGCCAAGCGCGTCGCCATCGTCGCGCCTGGACCGTGGAAGACCGACCCCGAGTGGCAGCGCATCCGCAGCCGCAGCGCCCGGGCCATCCGGTTCATCGAGACGTACTGCAAGCCTGCCAAGGGCACCGGGCACGGTGAGCGCCTGGTGCTGGCGCCGTTCCAGAAGGCGTTCATCCGCAAGGCGCTCGGCAAGGGCATCGACATCGGCGTGCTCGCCACGCCCCGAGGCAACGGCAAGTCGAGCCTCGGCGGGGCGCTGGCCGTGTGGGCCCTGTTCGACGACGACAGCACGGGCAGCCCGCAGATCCCGATCATCCACATGACCGTCGCGATGGCGATCCGGTCCTGCTACGGCGTCGCGGTGAGCATGATCCGCGCCGAGCCGGAGCTCGAGCGTCGAAGCCTCATCTACACGGGCGTCAGCACGCCGCGCGTGTTCGTCCCATACAACGGCGGCGAGCTGTTCCCGATGTCCAACGAGGTGGGCGGCCTCCAGGGGCTCGACCCGAGTCTCGCCGTCGTAGACGAGATCGGCTTCCAGCCCATCGAGAGCTGGGACTCGCTCCGCATGGGCGCCGGCAAGCGCGAGCGGAGCACCATCGTCGGCGTCGGGACGCCGGGCTTCGACCGCGAGAACGCGCTCTGGCATCTTCGCAAGGCCGTTGGCGAGGGCGCCAAGCTGCCCGGCTTCTACCTTCGCCAGTACGCGGCGCCAGAGGGCTGCGCGATCGACGACCGCAAGGCGTGGCGCATCGCGAACCCCGCGATCAAGGCGGGGTTCCTCCGCGAGTCGGCCCTCGAGACCGACCTCGGCATCACGCCCCCGGCGCACTTCCAGATCTTCCGCTTGGGCCAGTGGGTCGAGGGCACGGACGCCTGGCTGGGCGCCAACGGTCGGAACGTCTGGGAGGGCCTCGTCTCGCCCTGGGACTTCGTGGACGGTGCCCCGACGTGGGTCGGCATCGACATCGGCCTCCGCCACGACTCAACCGCCGTGGTGACCGTCCAGAAGCGACCGGACGGACGCCTCCACGCGACGTGCCGGCTGTGGGTGCCGACCGCGGACGAGCCGGTTGACATGACCGACGTCATGCAGCACATCCGAGAGCTGGACGAGCGGTATGACCTCCAGACCGTCGGCTACGACCCGCGCTTCTTCGACATCTCCGCCAAGTACCTCGCCGACGAAGGCATCGACATGGTGGAGCAGCCGCAGAGTCTCGAGCGGATGACGCCCGCGATCGGCAGCCTCTATGAGCTCATCCGGGGCGGCGGCCTCACGCACGACGGCGACCCGGCCTTCGCCGCTCAGGTGCTGGCCGCCGTCCCCCGCTTCAACGACCGCGGCTTCACGCTCGCCAAGGGCAAGAGCCGGGGCCGGATCGACGCCGCCGTGGCGCTCGCCCTCGCCGTGGATCGCGTCCAGCGCGAGGCGCCTGTCGTCGAGTTCAGCGCGGGGGTGGCCTTCGGATGATGCCCGCCCGCATCGCCGCCCTCCTGATCGTCGCCGGCGCCGTGGTCGTCGTGGTCGGCGTCGCCCTGATCTACCTACCCCTGGCAATCATCGCGGGCGGGCTCTGTCTCGCGGCCCTTGGACTTGACGAGAGGCGGCGCGCATGAGCCTGCTCCGTGACCTGCTGCCCGGCCGCTCGGCATCGCGGTCGGTGTACGACTACGCAACGCTCGCCAACGGGCAGATGGTCCCATTCGGGGTCAGTGGTCTCAACCAGACGCTCGGCTCCAAGATCGAGAACGTCGATGTCGGGTACACGAGCCTCGCCATCCGTGCCTACGCGGGCAATCCCGTCGTCTTCGCCTGTATGCGCGTCCGGCGCGACCTGTTCACCGAGGCGCGCTTCGGCTACCAGAACATGCGGGGCGGCGTGGCCGGGGACTTCTACGGCGACCGCGATCGGCCCAACAGCGGCCTCGCGCTCCTCGACCACCCGTGGCCCGGGGCGACGACCGGCGACCTGCTCAAGTACATGATCACGGACAACGACCTCGCCGGTAATGCGTTCATCGCGCGGCGAGGCAGGCGACTCGTCCGCCTGCGCCCCGACTGGACCCAGATACTCCACGGCACGTCCGACCCCCACGGGACGATGTGGGACGCGGACGCCAAGCTGGCGGGCTACGCCTACCAGCCCGGCGGCCCGTCGATGGGGCGGCCCTGGGTCTACTTCGGTCCCGAGGAGGTCGCGCACTTCTCGACCACCCCCGACCCCCTGCTTCCTGTCCGCGGCATGTCCTGGTTGTCGCCGATCCTGCGCGAGATCATGGCCGACGAGGCGATGACCCTGCACCGGCTTAAGTACTTCGAGCACGGCGGCACGCCCAATCTCGTCATCAAGACCCAGTACACCGACCTCGCCAAGCTGCGCGAGTTCATGGCCTTCGTCCGGCAGGAGCACGAGGGGCTCGCCAACGCCTACAAGATGATGGGCTTCACGGCGGGCGTGGACACCACCGTCGTTGGGTCGGACCTCAAGCAGCTTGACTTCAAGGTCGTCCAGGGCGGCGGCGAGACGCGCATCGCGTCCGACGCGGGCGTCCCGCCGATCCTCGCCGGGCTGTCCGAGGGGCTCCAGGGGTCCAGCCTCAACGCGGGGCAGGGCTTCTCGGCCTCGATGCGGATGTTCGCCGACCTCACGATGAGCTCGGCGTGGCGCAACGCCGCGGGTTCGCTGGAGCAGATCATCCCGCCGCCCTCCGGCGCCCGGCTCTGGTACGACATCCGGGGCATCCCGGCCCTCAAGGACGACATCAAGAGCGCGGCCGAGGTCCGCAACCTTGACTCGACAGCCATGCGGACGCTTGCCGACGGCGGCTGGGACCCCGATGCCGTGGTCGATGCCGTGACCTCCGGCGATATGTCCCGCCTCAAGGGCCAGCACCTCGGGACCGTCCCAGTGCAGCAGCAGCCAGGCACCGGCAAGCCGTCCCCCGACGAACCGGCAGAGCCGGACGCCGACGAAGCGGAGGAACCCGCCCAATGAGTGACACCGACCCGGTCATCGAGATCCGCGCGGCATCGGCCGCCCCGACCGTCTCGGGCGAGCCCGCCCGCCCCCGCATCGCCGGTCACTTCGCCCGGTTCGGCGGCCCCGGCAACGAGATCGACAGCATGACCGAGGGCCGCTTCCTCGAGCGCATCGAGCCCGGCGCCTTCGCCCGGACCCTAAAGAACAACGGCGCGTCGATCCGGATGCTGTTCCAACACGGGCGCGACCCGGAGATCGGCGACAAGCCGATCGGCGCTCCCGACGTGCTCCGCGAGGACGCGGTTGGTCCCTACTTCGAGGGCGACCTGTTCGCCAGCGTCCCGTCGCTCGTCGTGGACGGGCTGCGTGCCGGGCAGTACGGCATCAGCTACCGCTTCAGCGTGATCGATGAGGAGTGGGACCGCTCCGGCACCCGCTCGGACGTCAACCCCAACGGCCTCGATGTCCGCACGATCAAGCAGGCCAAAGTCTACGAGTTCGGTCCGGTCACGTTCCCGGCCGATCCCGGCGCGGACTACGCGGTCCGCGCCATCACCCTCGCCGACCTCGAGGCGCCCGTCGTGGAGCCTCAGCCGGAACCCGCACCCGAGATCGGGCTCGTGGCCGAAGCGCCGCACCCCGAGGAGGCCCGCGTGGTGGCACCCCCCCAGTTCCCGCGCATCTCGCGCGCGGACTTCATCACGAAGTTGGAGACCACCCGTGTTCGTCCTTCCTGACATCGCCGAGTGCCGTTCCGTCGAGGACTATGCGACGGCCGTCACCGAGATCAAAGCCCGCATGACCGAGCTGGACGCGGAGGCCAAGGGCCGCCCGTTCGGGTCCGATCAGCGTGCCGAGTTCGCCGCCCTCCAGGACGCTCTCGACAACCCGGAGACGGGCTTCCTCGCCGCCAAGGCCGAGGTCCAGGCCCGCAACGCCTACCTCGCCACGCTCGTGGACGATCCCGAGAAGTCCGAGCGCGCCGAGGTGCGCCCGGCGTTCAACGTCCCCAACGTCCGCACCTCGTCCCAGAGCCACGTCCCGGCGAACCCGTACGACCTCGCCGAGTACCGCAAGCTCACCAACAGCGAGGAGCAGTACGGGCAGGCCCTTCGGGACGGCGCCATGATGGTGACCGATCGCCTGTCCTTCGCTCACCCCAAGGTCCGCCAGGACGTCGCCCGCGAGGGCGTCGAGCGCCTGGTCCGGTCGAACGCCATCCGCACCCCGGACGGCATCTCGCAGGGCGAGAAGTTCGCCCGGCAGCTCCTCATCCAGGACAACCCGGTGTACGCCCGCGCCATCGGCAAGTACATGGCCAACGGCCTCAACGCCAACTTCAGCCCGGAGGAGCGCGGCGCGCTCGCAATGGGCGTGACCACGACCGGCGGCTTCCTCGTGAATGCCGCATTTGACCCCACGATCATCGCAGCGGGAGCGTGGACGAGCGTCAACGCGGTGCGCGCCACGTCCCGCGTCGAGCAGATCGTGGGCACCAACGTCTGGCACGGCCTGACCGCGACCGCCGTCGTCGCCACCCGCGACACCGAGGCCGCGGTGACGACCGAGCAGGCGCCGACGCTTGCCCAGCCGTCCATCCAGCCCACCAAGGTCCAGGGCCAGATCACGTTCTCGATCGAGACGGGCGAGGACCGCCCCGACCTCGACACCGAGCTCGCGGTGCTGATCCAGGAGGCCCTCGACACCGAGGAGGAGAGCAGCTTCACCGTCGGCGTCGGCGACGCCATCGGCACCGCCACGAACCCGACCGGCGTTCTCGCCATCGGCGCCACGTCCGGCGCCTTCACGCGCCAGCAGACCGCCGCTGACGGCACGTTCGCCGTGGGCGACCTCGACGTCACCTACGCCGCGCTCTCGCTGCGCCACCGTGCCCGGTCGATGTGGCTCATGGGCCGCTACACGCTGGGCATCATCCAGGCAATGGAAACCACGGGCGGCCGGCTGTTCGGCAGCCAGGCGGGCTATCCCGCCGTCGGCCAGCAGCTCCCCTCCGCGCGGACCGGTGACACCGGACTGCGCCTGCTCGGCTCCCCCGTGTTCGAGGCTCCGTCCGGCCCGACGTCCGTGGACGGCGCGCACAAGACCATCTGCGCGCTGTACGACCCGGCGATGTTCTGCATCGTGGATCGCGTCGGGACCAGCGTGGAGTACATCCCGTTCATTTTCGGTGCGGCCCAGGGGAACCTGGTGACCGGCCAGCGGGGCCTGTACTTCCACAAGCGCTCCAGCGCCAAGCCGCTCATCGTGGGCGGCGGCATCCGGCTCACGCACCAGGCATAGCCCAGTAGCACGCGGGGGCTCCGGTCCGCCGGGGCTCCCGCCCATCCCAGAGGACACCACCCATGGCGACGAAGGACACGATCCTCCAAGTCAAGACCTCGTTCAGCGCGACGCTCGACGGCGGACCCGTGTTCTTCCGCGCCGGCGAGCTCATCGACGCCGACCACCCGGCCGTCAAGAAGTGGCCGCAGTACTTCGGACCCGCGGCCATCGATCACCGCGCCAAGCCCGAGCCCAAGATCGAGCAGGCCACCGCCGCCCCCGGCGAGAAGCGAGGCGCGTGATGGGCTACCGACTCACCAACACCGCGGCTACCACGGCCGCCGTCGCCAACAGGATCGTGACGTCCGCGAACATGAAGGTCGCGGACTACACGATCGCCAACGCCTCGCCCGTCTGGTCGGGGGCCGCGCTCATCACCGTCACCCACTCGCAGGTCGGCGGCGTCACCGACGCCCTGGGCACCATCACCATCACCGGGACGGACCTCTCAGGCCAGACGCGCACCGACGTCATCACGCCCCTCACCGGCACCGTCGCCACGGGCGTCGTCCCCTTCCGCACCGTGACGCTGGTCACAGGCGCCGGTTGGACGCGCGATGCCGGGGCGGGCTCCGAGGACACGATCGTCGTCGGTGTCGCGGCGGGCAACATCGTCTGCGGCAGCTCGGGTTCGCTCGGCGGCGTCCTCGTCAACAACTCCGTCGCGGCCACGGTCACGATCAGCCACGCGGCCGGGACGATCATGGTCATCCCCTCCTCGCA